AGACATATACTGATTATCTTTTATAAAACTTGAAGTTTTATATCCGTCGTCGACGGTTACCGCTGACGGATATTGAGTTTTTGTGCCAAGCATGTTCTCAATACCAAGAAAATCATGAGACTCACCATCCTGACCAATAAAGTAATCAGCATACCCAAGGGCATACTTGCCGAGTTTTGAGGTAGCATCAACATCATAATAACCTTTTTGAACTTTCTCTTCAACAGAATTAGGAATAAGCCAGTCTGGCCAAAAAGGACTGTTATAAGAATTTGGTTTCATAGATAAATTTGATAAATTTATAGTGGCAGATCATTTAAAATTACCACTTGAGTGAATTGGAAAAATAAAAACCAAAAATCACCCATCGGCGTCTAGATAGTGATGCACTATCCTAGAGGCGGGCCAGTTTAATGCTTCGATTTGCTCAAAAGTTTGATCATCATCACCGAGCATAGATGGTTTAGAAACCAACCGATGCATATAATCCCTCTTTATACACCGAATAAAATAATCAAGTAAATCTCTAATTTTATCGTCCCAAAAACATTCTATACGCAAGCTATAAAATCGTTTAAGCATAACGCGAACATTTTTAGTTTGTTTTAAGCATACAGTAGCTAACATTTTTTCATATTTCATAACTGGAACGAAATCATCGCCGTACGGTTTGAACCACATACTACAAAATTCAACCATCAGTAATGGTTTGAGGCGTTTCAGAACCATACTTGAAAGTTAAACCAAGTGTCTTAAATGTTTTAGACACCACACCAGGTAGCATGTAGGGCTTAACATAGTCTGAGTAGCTATAGACAACATCATCACCCATAACCACTAAACAAACATGTTTTTCAAAGCTCTCCCAGGTGCGTTCAAGCCCTGGCAACTCCTCACAAACAATCAAGCACCAATGATAATACCAATAAGCGCAGTGAATAAGACCATTGTCAACCAAAGTGTTATTTTGACCACTTGGTTGACCTTGCATCTTAGCAAAAATGTCACCTAACATACCTACAATAAAAGTATTTTTCATATTTGTGTAGTAGTAGTCATGACACTCGTCATATTCACGGTCTGAACAAAACCATTTGCGCAAATGAGCCAGTTTAACATGAGAATCAAGCGGAATAGTACCATCAAATTTACTCATATCACCATCCTGCAAGTGGGGAAATTTCATAAGCTTCCTAGCTAATTGAGTCCACCAACCACGAAATTTTGTAACCCCCACAAAGCAAGGTGTAGATAATGGTTCTTGAATGATTTTCTCATTTTGTTTTGCATACAATTGGTATCCCATAATTGTTAATTCGGAAGGTGAAGCTAAAACAGACCGAGGTAAATGTGATATTATATCGGCCTCCTTTTTAAGCTCACGCTTAGTAAAATTACGAAAAAACACTGGTCTAAAATCACCTCGCAATACATCCCTAAGGAATAACGAAT